TGTGATTGCAGCACTTGTGATGCTTGTTGCACCTGATGCTGCTCTTACCATAATTTGGAAAGTTGCTTTGCCTCCTAACACATCTTCTGCAACGTTTGATCTTACATATACGCTACCTGCTGCAATTCCTGAGCCGCCGTTGCTTGAATCTAAAGCTGCAATAGCAGCATGGCTTGTTGCATACATTGGAGCACTTACTGTAGTCCATGCGTCTGCTGAAGCACTATACTGTTTTACACTCCATTTTGCACCCAAATTTGGATCGGTTGATTTAAGCCATACGCTACCTGTTGGTGCTGGACTTGAATCACGTGTTTTCCATTCTGGAACACTTGTATGTGGTGCATTTGCAAAACTTGTATATCTGTAAGTGCCTACAGCAATACCGCAATCAGTTAATACGTCACTTGTGGTTGACATTACAATTGTATCTACTGCTGTTGTACGCCCATCATAAAACAAATTCAATTTGTTTCCTGTTGAACTTGCACTAATACCTACTCCTGCACCGGCTGTGTTAATATCTGAAACAATTTGTGTCACAGTTGTGCCAGTTGTTGTTACTGCTGTTGCAACACCGTTAATTGTAAATGTAATTGTGCCTGTGCTAGAAGCACTTGCTCCTGCTGTTCCGCTTGCAAATGGCCAGCTTGCTCTCCAAGCATCAGAACCTACCTCTACCCAAGCACCTGAGCTATTTTTATACCATAGACGGTTTACATTGGATACTGCAACAACAGCGTAGTCTCCAATTGCACCTACGCTTGTTTTTGGAGTGTAAGGAGCACTGCCGCTTGTTTGTGACGAATCTGTAATAATTGTTGGAACTTTATTTGAGAAAGTTTGTCCGTTTGTTGTGGTCGCTGCTGCGCCGTTCCATTCAAACACGCCATATCTTGTATCATCTGTATCATACCACCATGCACCATCTGCTGGTTTGCCTGCTGCCTCGGTCGCACTTCCTGAGATTTCATTTAAATCTAAATCTGCTCTAACTACATACGCTCTGTTTGCTACTCCTAAGAATGAGTATGCTGCCTGTAGTCCGTATTCGTTTTGTTCTCCGGCATGCACTGGGTTGTTACTTGCATCAGTTATGAAAACTGGATCCCCAAATGTTTCTGATAGTTCACGTTGTGAACTCATCAAGTAAACTTTACCTGCATTTGCTTTTGTTGTGCCCGGGGCTACACCTGTGCCTCCTGGGTTTGTCTTATCTTGTGCAGTTGCTACAAAGATAAGAGGTGTTGTGCCTGGTTCTGCTGGAGTGTAAAAACTCTCGTCTATAACGCTAACCTGAACACCTGGTGATGTTAATGCCATTTTAATTTCTCCTCGTGGATATGTTGTTGCTATTAATATTTATCAGTATGCGGTGAAAATACCGCGATTTTAGCGGTTATATGCGTAGTTTATGCTTGACAATTGTAAAAAACTCTGTTATATTAAATGATACTAAGAGGAGCATTATATGAACATTGATTATAAGTTTGACGAAAACAAATACATTGAAGAATTTTCAAAATATATTGATAAAACATACGATGGGCATTACAGCAGTAATAAATTTCAGTCAACAGAAGTAATCATTGATAGAGGTCACGGAACTGGCTTTTGTATGGGGAATGTTGACAAATATGCAAACCGTTATGGAAAAAAAGGAACCCGTGATGATGCTCGTAAAGATTTGTTAAAAATTTTACATTACGCACTAATACAACTTTATGTGCATGATAATGATCTTTAACCTATAAGAAATCCGTAGCCTGTTCCACCAGCTAATGCTAGTGCAGCTTCAGCTTCTAGTTTTTCCATTTCACTTTGTGCTTCTGCTTTAAGACTCGCTCCATTAAGGCTAGTGCCGCCTTGAGGACCTGCGATAGTCGCAAACTTTTCACGTGCCTCTCCTAGCATATATTTACAACCAGCAAGTGTATAATCTTTGATCCATTGTTTGGCTCTATAATCGGTTAGCAATTGACTATCTGGTCTATAATTATAGCACCATAGTAACACTTCTTCGTTTGCTCTAGGACGTTGTAAAATTGTTAACAACTTTGTTGAGCTATTCCATGTAAATTCAATAAAACTACCAAACATACGTCCAACTAATTCTTGACGTTGAGCAAACAATTCATACGAAGCTAGTCCTCCTACTCCGCTGGCTGCTAACAAATAAGTGTTAGTGTAAGCTAAATTGAATGGCTCAAATAAGGAACCTCCGTCACCACCGCCAGTGCGTGAGCCTACACTACGTCTATATATTTGTCTAACTTCTTCAACTTCGTGTGGCAATGTATAGTTGTTTTTATCTTCTTCTAATTTTAGAGAAATATAACTTTCTTCTACGCTGTGTTCTGTGCGTTGTCTATATTTTGAAAGTGCCTTAATCAAAGCACTTTCGTAATGTATAGGATCAAGTTCCACATCGACCATGCCTCCGCCTAAGAACGCATTTACATAATCAAATATTTCTTGTTTTTGTGTTACTAAATCGGCCATTGATCTTCTCCAATAGTATTTATGCTAAATATACATATGCCACGTTTATCATTATATAGACCAAATAAAACAAATGACTACGAATTCTTAGATAAAATTATCTATGAACAGTTTAGTATTGGCGGCACTGATATTAATATTCACAAATATTTAGGGTCAGTCAATCCAAGCGATGTAGATGCAACTGCAACAACACCACAATACGATGCTGTAAAAGAAACAAATATACAGGATTTGCTATTTTTAGAAAATCGTGATAGAAAATATGACACTGATGTTTATACTATGCGAGCAATTTATAATGTTGCAGACACTGATTTTAATTTAAGTCAATTTGGACTATTTTTACAAAATGATACATTGTTTATGACAATACATATTAATAGCAGCGTGAAGACTCTTGGTAGAAAAATTTTAAGTGGTGATGTTATAGAATTTCCTCATTTAAAGGATGAATATGCACTTAATGATTATAGTGTTGCTTTAAAAAGATATTATGTAGTAGAAGATGTAAATCGTGCAGCAGAAGGTTTTTCACAAACTTGGTATCCTCATTTATATAGAGTAAAATTAAAACAAATTTATGACGGACAAGAATTTAGCGAAATTCTTGATTTGCCTGCAGGTGACGAAGAAGGAAACACATTACGTGATGTGTTAAGCACGTTTGAAACGGAAATGAATATCAATAATGCTATTGTTCAACAAGCAGATGCAGATTCAGCAAAAAGTGGATATGATACAAGTAATTTATATACATTACAAGTAGACAACACTGGAGTTCCTGAGCTTGTTACAGCAGATATTAATACACTTGATGTATCTCAAAAAAATATACTAGCTGATAGAATAAATCAAACACCTGCTCGAGAAGGATATAAAGGTTATCTCATAGGAGATAATATTGCTCCTAATGGTGAAGCATTTGGTAGTGGTATAACTTTTCCGACATCTAGTTTTTCAGGAGACTATTTTTTAAGAACAGATATGTTTCCAAACAGACTATTTAGATATGACGGAAGTAGATGGGTGAAAATGGAAGACGGCGTCAGAATGACATTAAGTAACACAGACGATCGTAGAACACAAAAGACCTCTTTTGTAAACAATACAACTACATCGACAATAGGTGGTGAAAGTGTTACAGAAAGACAAAGTATAAGTAAAGCGTTAAAGCCAAAGGCAGATAACTAATGCAACATTTTTATGACGGACAAATTAGAAGATATATTACACAAATTATTAGATTGTGTAGTAACTTTACATATAAAGATGGCAATGGAACAATTAAAAGTATTCCTGTCACCTACGGTGATTTAACAAGACAAGTTGCAAATATTATTAGAGACAACAGTGAAAATAAACTGCCTAGTGTTCCACGTATGGCTGTATATATCACTAACTTAGAATTAGATAGAGAACGTTTAGCAGATGCTAGTTATGTAGAAAAAGTTAATATCAGAGAACGTGCATACGACGAAAACGGTAATGAGTATTTAAACACACAAGGCAAAAATTATACAGTTGAACGTATTATGCCTACACCTTATATGTTGAGAGTTAACTTAGATATTTGGAGCAGCAACACTGATCAAAAATTACAAATTATGGAACAAATATTAATGATGTTTAATCCAAGTTTGGAAATACAGACAACTGATAATTATGTAGATTGGACAAGTTTGACTGCTGTATATTTAGAACAAATTAGTTTTTCTAACAGAACACAACCGATTGGCGTAGACAGTGAAATTGATGTAGGCACACTTTCTTTTAGCACACCTATCTTTATTTCACCACCGGCTAAAGTTAAAAAACTTGGTGTTATTACTCAAATTGTTACAAATATATTTGACGAAACTAGAGGCACAATTAACTTAGGTGACTCATTTCCAGAACTTAGTGCATATGCAGATACTCCTGTGCCTATTAAGAAAACCACTTCAATAAATAGCGATCCAGCAACTAAAACAGATATTACAGCGACAGTATCACAAAGGTCAACAGTGGCACACAATTATAGAAATTATGGTGTTTATATTTTAGGAACCACAGCTAGATTAATTGATAAAAATGTAGTTGGTAAAACCAATTGGAGAACAGTAATTGAATCTTATCCTGGAACATATACAGCCGGATTAAGCCAGATACGTTTGCAGACAGCAAGTGGTAGTTTTGTAATAGGAGATATTACACTAAACAGTTTAGACGAAACGCAATTGGTTGTCAACTGGGATACAGACACTTTACCTACAGGAGATATTATTGAAGGACCTGCAAGAAATTCAAACAGCTACACAAGTTTTGATAAAATTGTTGAACCTTCGATATACAATCCAACTAATGATAAAACACCTGGACTCAGACTGCTATTGTTAGAACCATTAAATCCAAGCGAAAATGTAGGAGGAGACGTAGGTGATACTCCATATAACTATCTATATGATGGTCCAGACGCTTGGAAAAATTCCAACGGCACAGATTTTGTAGCAAATGCAAATGATGTTATTGAATGGGACGGAAGCCGTTGGCACATTGTAATTGATAGCACAGATAGCACAAATGGTATTAATCAAAGAAATTTAGCCACTAATGTTATGTATACATGGACAGGCGAAGAATGGATACAAAGCTACGAAGGTGAATATTCAGTAGGAACATGGGAAATATACCTTGATCCATAATTATATATATGAGTCAAATTATTTGTAGTGGTGCACTATTTTATACATTAGATACACAAAGATTTTTATTCCTACATAGAACACAAAGTAAGAATAAAAACGTGTGGGGTCTTGTTGGTGGAACCAACGAAGACAAAGAAACTGCTTGGGAAGGTTTACGTAGAGAAATCAGAGAAGAAATAGGCAGTATTCCTGAAATCAAAAAAACAATACCATTAGAAACATTTATAAGCAAAGACGAAAACTTTTTATTTCATACATATCTTTGTGTAATTGAAAAAGAATTTATCCCAGTTTTAAATAATGAACACAACGGCTATGCTTGGGTATCATTTAACAGTTGGCCAAAGCCTCTGCACAACGGATTAGCAAATACATTACGCAGTAAACAAAACCAACAAAAATTACAAACTGTTTTTGAACTTATTGAATTGTTCGTATAACCAATCAAAGTCATTAATTTTATTTAAATAATCTAAGTTTTTCGCAGCATATTCACCGTATTTTTTGCCTTGATTAGCACCGTTAATCGCCGCATTACCAAACGGTTTATCTTTACCTCTTGTGCACCAAGCATTCAATCTAAATTCAGTTTCTTCATCTAGTTGTCCGTCAATTGCACGTGAACTTAACTTTACACATTCTCTAAAGGCACTGCGCCATGTGCTGAATTCGTCTGTATCAAATTTTGTAATATTAGAAATCTTGTTTACTACTTTGAACAATGGACTTATACTTGTTGTCATATCAGGTTTGTTAGTATCCATATTCAATGTTAACTCTCTAGGCAATAGTTTTACAGCACCATAACCATAAATTAGTCCATTTATTGGATTTTTAGATTTCCAAACGTGAACGGTGCGTTTGCTATCAGGATCGTAATTAGGAATGTAGTAATCAAAGTTAAAATCATCTACAATTTGTGCATCAGCATCTACTACATAAAACATCTCAGTTTCAGCAGTTTTTGCAGCCATGATATGTGCTTGATGAATGCCTTCAATGCCATGAACTCTGTGTATTGTTTTGTCTGGAAATTGATTTAATAATCTTTCAAAGTTTTCATCTGCACTTTTTTCATCTTTGCTAATAAACACAATATCATAAGGTTTTGGTTGACTAGCTGTAATATTGTATTCTTTTTTGTTTGCAAAAAACCGCATTTGAATTTCTCGTTCTGTAATATTAGATTTTTTGCTTACTAGTGCTACACCATCCCAAGCATTGCCATTTTTAAACACATGATTTGTAGATCTTTCAAAATCTTGGTCATGTGAAAAATACAAGTCAAAATCAAAATTAGGTTCTATATTGACTTCTCTTGGTATAATCCAAAACATTTCTGTCTTTGACATGTTATATGCTTTTTTGTAATCGTTATATGTGTTAATTGTAAACCTATCATACACTACAGGGCCACTAGCAACAATATCCCATTCTTTACGTCTACCTATAGTTCTATACTCAATTTCTTTTTGTGTTAACGGTGCATGTTTTGTAAACAAAAATAATCCGTTGTATTTTTCTTTACCGTTCACGCTATGCTTAAAAGCATGGTTAATTGTTCTATCATAACTGTTGTGTATATCAATATACATGCGCATATCAAAATCTTCACGTATTTTAATATTAGGTGTAGTTCCCCAGAACATATTTGACGGTGATTCATCAAATGCATTGAGATAATCATTATATGTTTCAATATTATATACAGGAAAAGGTTTTGGTGTGCTTGCAACTACATCATGTTTCTTACTGTTAGCATAAAATCTATGCTCAACTTCTTGCTGTGTCACAGGAGCATGTGTTGACATAAGAGCAATGCCATCCCAAAATTTGCCATTTTTAAACACATGATTTGTATTCCTATCAAAAACATTATCATGAGTAAAATACATTTCAAAATCAAAATCAATATCAACTTCCACATCACTAGGTATAGCCCAAAACATTTCAGTTGTTGCACTGTCCATTGCAGACAAGTAGTCAGTGTAGTTGTTTACTACAAATCTTTCGTATTTTACAGGTATACTAGCAACCACAGGCCAATTTTTTGCTTTTACTAAATGTCTGTGTTCAATTTCTTTTTCTGTAACAGGTGCGTGTTTGCTGAACAAAAACAAACCGTTTCTATATCCTTTGTCATTAACTTCATGTAAAAATGTATGGTTAATTTTTCTATCGTATTCATTATCGTGAGAGAAATAATAATCAAAATCAAAAATACTTGTATCAATGTTATTTGATAATCCCCAGAACATTTCTGTATCGCTTGCTTTTAAAGCATCTAAGTATTGACCATATGTTTCAATAACAAATTCATCATACATACATTCTTTACTGGCAACTATATCCCAATGTTTTGCATCAACTATATGTCTATATTCGATTTCTTTTTGTGTTACTGGTTTGTGTTTGCTTAATAAAAATACACCATTATACAATTGCATTCCTTTTACTTCATGTATAAATGCATGATTTGTAAATCTATCAAATCTATTGGTATGGTCAAAATGTAAATCAAAATCCCAGTTATCAGTGTTAATGTTTCTACTTACCGCAAAAAATAATTCAGTAACACTTTTTTCCATTGCTTCTAAATATTCATCGTATGTATCTATAAAGTGTATATCATACTGAGCATATCTGCTTGCAACAACTTTCCATTCTTTTACATTTAAAATGTGTCTGTGTTCAATTTCTTTTTCAGTCACAGGAGATTTTTTACTAAACAAAAAATATCCATTGTAATTTACACTGTCAAATCCTTGATTGAGAAATGCATGATTTATACTTCTATCATATTTGTTATCGTGTGTAAAACTCAATGTAAAATCAAAATCTTCGTCATCTTCTAAATTACTACACACTCCCCAGAACATTTCGGTTTTGCTGTGCGTAAACGCATACAAATAATCGCTGTATGTGTCAATGATAAATTTATCATACTTTACAGGAAAACTTCCTACAACACTATGCTGTTTGACATTAACAAGATGCCTATGCTCAACTTCTTTTTGTGTTAAAGGGCTGTGTTTACTACATAAAAATAATCCATTATACAAACAACCAGCATGATCATCTACTTTGTGTAAAAATGCATGATTGATATTCCTGTCATATGTATTGCTATGTTCTAACACAAAATCAAAATCAAAACCACTTGTATTGATATTTCGACTGCTCATCCAAAACATTTCTGTCCTTGAAGTTTTAAGTGCAGTTACATATTCGTCGTAATCGTCAATTTGAAAATATTCATAAGGTGCAGGCACACTCATAATTGTGTTGTGCTCTTTCCTGTTTACAGGATGTCTATGTGATATTTCATTTTCAGTTAATTTTATACTTTTAGGAACTAACATAAGCCCATTAAAATTTGAAATACCATCGTGGTCGTGCTCAAACACATGAACTTGATTTCTGTCTATGATATCATGATGACTGATATAAAATTGATCTCTTGCGCTTTGATAATCGTTTATTTGTGGACTAGAAAGCCAAAACATATCTGTTGTAGCAGAACTTTTTGCATGTATATAATCTTCGTAAGTTTCTACTTCAAAAACATCAAAAGGTTTTGGTATACTATAAACTTCTTCCCATTGTTTCTTCTTAGAATAAAATCTGTGTTCTACTTCTTTTTTTGATAACTTTGTATTAACATTGTATAATACAACACCGTCGTAGGTTTTTTTATTTAGAAAAACATGTGTAATATTTCTGTCGTATTGATTGTGATGTGAAAAATATAAATCTAATTCTTTCACTACATCTACATCACTTGGTATACCCCAAAACATTTCTGTGGTTGTATTTTCCATAGCACGTTTGTAGTCAGACCAAGAATTAACTACAAACGTATCAAACTTTTTTGGCCGGCTTGCTACCACCTCGTGTTCTTTTTTCACTACAATAAATCTGTGTTCAAATTCTTTTTTTCCTATAGGACAATGTTTACTGAACAGCATAACACCGTCATAACTTTTGTCATTTAAGAACACATGATTTATATGCCTATCGTATTGATTCATATGATCTATATAAAAACTTAGATCAAAGTTTTCTTCAAGTTCAACGTCATTAGGTATCCACCAAAACATATCACCCTCGATATTATCTAATACTTTTCTGTATTCTTCGTATGAATTAAAATTGTATTGTGGGAATTTTTTTGGTTTACTTGCTACAATGCTTACATCTTTTTTCTCAGCGTAAAATCTGTGCTGTAATTCGTTAGTTGTGGGATTATAATATTTACAGCCTAAAATGATTCCATCTTTACTACGTGCAGAACCATTGCTGAACACATGAATATACTGTTGACTCCAATCATCGGGTATATATGAAAATTTAAAAAATTCACTGACTTCAACATCATTTGGCACTAACCAAAACATATCAGTATCTGATTTATTTTGTGCATCGTAATAATCTTGTGCAATTTCAATGTTTGGAAAACGTTTGATTAATTTTTGATATTCATCGTCGGATTCTTTACCAATAAAAAATATGTTGAAACTTTCTTCGCCACATAAAACGTCATATTTTGCACAAATATGTTTTTGTTCAATTCTGTGTTCTGTATCAATTTTTGTAGGAACCAGTTTAACTTTGTCCCAACTTATTATTCTTTTACTACGTTTATACACATACGGAAAACAATGAATTCCAACTTCTGTAGGTCTAAAATGCCAAGGAAAAGTGCGTAATGTTTCTATATTTTTATCTACTATCCATACATAATCATGATCTTGATAATCTTTTACAACAGAATAATCCATTGTATCTTTTGTGTAATGTATAGGATATGAATGTAAAAAATGATTTTTTAGAACATCTTGTCCGTTGTAAATTTTTTGTCCATAGCGTTCAAATCTATCAAATGCTCTCATAATGTAAAACTCTTTGTTCCATAATGTGCTACATTATTACTTAATGTAGCGTCTACAAAAATGTCAAATCCTGCATCGTTTACATTTTTGCAAAAGTATATATCTTCACCCATCAACGATTGTGTTGCCTTATAATCAACATATTGATAATACGGTTGTTCTAAATATTCATATACTTTAGTGTTTACTAACATACAACCCATTCCTACTGCCCAAACTTTATGTAATCCATTTGTTTCAGTAAGTCTTTTGTTAAAGTCATTAGAATCTACAAATGCTACGCTTTGATGCGGCGGCATACGTGTGCTATAGGTTGCTGCTACTATTTCTTTATCATGCGCTAATAATTTTATTGCTGTGCTTTCAGGAACATGCATGTCGCTGTCAAGCCATAATATATGTGTGGCATTTTTTTCTAATGCTTCTTTTACCAACTGATTGCGTTGTTGTGGAATGATGGTTCCTAAGTTAATTAAAATTTCACAATCAATTGTTTTAGATATTTTAGCTAGAGAAAGAGCAAATCCTGCATGAACAAGATCTCTTGCCGGCACACATATAGCAAGTTTCATTAGGTAATTTTTTCAGAAATTGTATCAGTGTTTAGTGTTGCCTCTGCGGCTACTGTTTGATCGTTGAGTGTTCTTGCTTTTCCAACTGCTAATGCGACTGCTTCTGTAAAATCTTCTTCTGATAGTGCTGCCATTTCTACCATATTTTCTGGTTGCACTTTTCCTAAAGCAAGTAGGTCTGCTGCTGCTTTATGTGCAATGACATTGATCCAATGATATCTGTCGTCATCTTCTGGAATATCCATTGCATTAACCATAGCAGTAGCTTCGTCAAATGTAATTTGATCAAGTTCTAATGCTGCTAATTTTGCATGTTTACGTGCTTTAGTATATTCTTGCGCCAAGTCAATATTCATGACTTCGTATAAACTTTTCATAATATAATATGCTCCTATGTTCCTAGGCCACCAAATGATGCGCTTAAACTAATCGAACCAGAAGAAATACCAATATAAGCACCTAACGTGCCTCTTAATAAAATAGGCGTAGCAGTGCCACCAAAGTAATTTCTTACTTGAGACATTGTAATTGTATTTCCTGTGTTCGGTAACGCCATTTAGATTCCTATTTTATAATAATAACATACTATTTAATGTGTGTCAACGGTGTTGCCGGAATAATCCGGCATACACCTATTTATCGAGTAGTTTTTTCACCATTTCTTTCAATTCTGCAATTTCAGCTGCTTGCGCTTCAATCTTAGCATCTTGTTCTTTGATTGCTTCAATAAACAACGGAGCAAGTTTTTCATACTTAACTGTGATATAGTTTTCGCCTGATTTACTCTTATACTCTTTTGCTTCGCTATCCCATTCTGTATCAAATGGTGCTTTCGCAATTGCTTGTGGTAACACTGCTTCAACTTCTTGTGCAATAACACCAGCATCGTTTTTCATTGTTACTGGATGGAAACCTAAATCATTAACTTCTGCTTTCCAATCAAAGTTTACACCATGTAGAGATTTTACTTTATCCAATGCGTTTTCAATTGGAACAATGTTTTCTTTGAGTCGTCTATCAGATGAATAAGCAGTAACTTCGCCTACAGCACTAAGACTACCACCCATTTGAGCATTGTTGTTTGTTAAGTTCCAATAAGCTGGCCACTGACTGTTTACCTGTGTCCAACTGGTTGAGTCATCTGCACCACGTAGAATATAGAACAAGTCGCTATTGGTATGTAGCATAGCAACATTGTGATCAGTATCACGGAAATATAATGTTGGTGATGTATTTCTGATGTAAATGTTTTGACTTGCTGTAGCAGTGCTTCGTATAAAGCCTGTGCTGTCAATACCATCGAGTGTATCAGCATCAGAAGCTGTAACACCAGTAATACCACTACCGTCACCTGTAAATGTAGCGGCTGTTATATTGCCAGTAATGTTGATACTACCTGCGCCGCTGATTGTTCCAGAGAAGCTGTCGTTTGCATCACTGCGTAAGAAACTACCGCTATCTACTCCGTCCAATGTATCTGCATCTAGTCCACTTGCAGAGCCATCATTACCAGCATGCCAAACTGTATAATTTGTTCCGCCAACATTGTAAGTTAAACCATTTACACCACTGTTGATATCAAGATATTCATCAGTTCTATCATTGTAGATACGCATTGCTCCACCATTTACATACTGAATATAACCTCTGCGAGTTCCTGCTTGATAGAAACTAATGTATGGACTTTGTGTCGAACCTTGTGTTTGCAAACGTAGTTGCTCACTGTTATTGCGATTTATTGTAAGCAATCCTGTTGTAGTATCGTTTTCATCACTGCGTAAGAAACTTGCGCTATCAATGCTGTCTAGGGTAGCAGCATCAACACTAGTTAATCCACTACCATTACCAGTAAATGTGCTTGTGCCAATGTTGATGTTTCCAAAATTACTGGTAATGCTACCTGCATCAAGTGCACCAGTTCCTGTTAAGTTGCTGTATGTTCCGTCAATACGTGCATTTGGAACAGTTCCTGTGCCTAAGTTGCTTGCATTTAGGCTTGTAAGTCCGCTACCGTTACCGTTGATTGTGCCATTTACATATACATCTTTAGCAATGCCAACACCACCGTCTACAATAAGAGCACCATTTGTTGAAGCTGTTGATTGTGTTGTATTATCAATGTTAACAACTGTTGAACTGTTAAAGTTAATGCTTACACCATTGTCTGCACCAATTGTATCCAATGCAATGCTACCAACATTAGTAATGTTATTATCGTTAAAGCTGGTTGCACCTAAACTTACACTACCTGTCGCTGTAAGATTATCAGCACCAATATTAATTGAACCAAATCCGCTAGTGATACTACCTGCATCAAGTGCGCCTGTGCCTGTAATATCTAATTGGTGCTGAACAACACTGCTTGAACTGATTCTACCATCTGGAACAGTTCCGCTTGTCAAATTGCTTGCATTGAGTGCAGTTAAGTTTGTGCCTACACCACTGAAACCATTTGTTCCGCTATATGTAAAACTTGTGGTAGTAACAGTTGTGTTAACACCAGGAATACTTAAACTATTGTTTGATGCATTACCAATTTGCATAAAGTTGCTTGTTGTGTTTGTAGCAGTTTCAATACCTTTACCAATCAAGATATTGTTACTACCCGAAGTAAGTGTTCTACCTGTGCTTGCACCAAGCACTGTGTTATCACTACCTGTAACAATCTCAAGAGCTTGATATCCTACACCGGTGTTATCATCACCAGCTGTGCTGTTTGCCATTGTGTCTGCACCAACACTGGTGTTGTTATTACCTGCATTGGTTCTTTGTTCTTGGCTGTCTGAACCAATAGCAGTGTTATTGTTAGCACTTGTAAGTGCGCTCAGTGCCACATAACCTACAGCAGTGTTTTTATCACCGCTTAGAGCACCATGTATACTACCACTACCAATACCAGTATTATATTGTGCACCAGTAGTAATACTATCACCATCGCCAAATATTAAGTTGGTTGATTCAGCTAATGCACCTTGACCAATTCTAAATCCATTTACAGTAATATCGCTTGTAAATGTTTTACCTGCTTGACTAGTTGGCAATCTAGCATCGTTTACAGTTCCACTTGACAAGTTAGTTGCATTAAGTGTTGTGAGTCCGCTACCGTTACCGTTAAGTATTCCACCTACGTGTAAGTTTTTAGCAATACCAACACCGCCATCTACTATAAGTGCACCATTTGTTGAAGCTGTTGATTGTGTTACATTGTCAATGTTTACAACAGTTGAACTTGCAAAGTTCATACTTGAACCATTGTCTCCGCTGATTGTATCAAGTGCTATGCTACCTACATTAGTAATATTATTATCACCAAAACTTGTAGCACCTAGTGTAATAGTTCCTGTTGCTGTAAGATTGCTTGTTCCAATATTAATGTTACCAAAGTTGCTTGTAATACTACCACCGTCAAGTGCGCCAACATTTTGCAAACTACTGTTAATAACATTTGTTCCAAGTGTATTTGCACTTAGAACTTCTGTGTTATTAATGCGATACACTTTTCCGCTTATGATGTTTACATGCTCACTGAAGTCCCAACTATCGTTAGCATTTGACCATGTAATAGTATGATCTGTTGCGCCTTTAAGTGTAATACCGCCGCCATCTGCTGTAGTATCAGTTGGAGTAGCGACAGTTCCTAATTCAATGTTTTTGTCATCAATTTGTAGTGTAGTTGAATTAAGAGTAGTTGTTGTTCCGTTTACAGTTAAGTCACCTGTTACAACAACATCACCAGCTATGTTAGTGTTACCAGTTGCATATGCAATAGTAAATTTAGTTAAACTATCTCCAAAACCTAAATCACCAGTTGCACCAATTTGCATACGCTGAGTGCCTGCTGTTAAAAAATCGAGCTCGTCATTATCGGCACCAGCACTTGTCTCTGGTCTAATAAGTGTGTCTTGGTCAACGTCTTTAACACCACCTAGTGAACCCCAGTTACTTCCATCGTAACCTTCAAATGTGCTGTCGCTTGTATTATAGCGAATTTGACCTTGTGCAGCAGTTACATATATACCTGCTTCACCTGGACGCTGCGCACTTGTTCCTACAGGAACTTTTATACCAGTTGTATCTGTGAACTTTGTATATCCAGTTACAGTCATAACACCTTCTGTATCAATACGCATACGCTCTGTAATGGTTTGTAGTGCTTCTCCTGTAGTGCTTTCTTCGCCAGTTTCAACAATAAAGTCGCCGCCGGTTGCATTACCAGTTCCAATGCCTGGACGTAGCGTCAAAGAACCGCCGCCTATATTTGTGCCAATGCCGCCTTCGCCTTTAATTAGTGCAGGTAATGGACTTGTTCCGAATTCACCACCACCAATTACAACGTTTTGGTTTTTAATAACAATAGTATTTTCTTTTGATATTGTTCCAATCTGTGTCACAGCTGGATTAGCGTTTACGTTGTTGTTTGTTCTAATTGTAAAAGAAGTAGCATTTTCAGTTGCACCAATAACCGGCCATTGTCCGTCAAGATTTGCAATCCCACTACTTGCAACAATAACTGTATCTCCTACTCTAACACCAAGTGTTAATGGTGTATTTGTAAAAGTAATAGTTGTTCCTGTTAAAACACTACCTGTTAAATCTTGGCTTAAAAATACTTCGTCATCTGTGATACCAGTTACAGTTGTGTTAGCTGGAATACTACCACTACCGGCCACAGTCATGCCAAATGCAACTTGAGAGGTATCACCAAACAACAATACCTTTTCGCCGTTTGCACTTGCAGAAGAAGTTGATAAATTAATAGCTGATAAATTAACAACTACATCTTGAGTGTTAGTTGCTTCATATGTATCAACACTTGTGCTAATATTTCTGCTATCACTGTTTTTACCTATTTTTACATTTTCAGCATCGCCACCAATTTCGAGTGTAGAAACGTTTTGATTGTAAACTTGGCCTAGTGATGTGCTGCTAGAACTTAGTTTAGCTGATCCAACATCCAAACCTTCTGCAAGATCAAGTGCTGTGCCCCATTCGGGGGTAACACCATTTGATTTTAAGAATGTGTTAGCTCTACCAATGTTAAGTGTATTCAAACTTGCAGCTGATTGTGCATACAAAAGATCACCAATTGCATAAGTTGTGATATTGGTTCCACCTCTATTAACTGGCACAGGACTAGTTAGGTTAGCAGGGTTTAAGAAATAAGCACTATCCAAGCTGTCCAAGGTTCCTGCATCTACAACACCGTCTTTGATGAAAACTTCACCACTACCGTTTGAGTTAACATCAAATTGGGTTTGTAGGAATCTACTTGTTCCAAGTGTTGAGAATGTTCCAAGTGGATCGTAGTCAGCGTTAGCTATACCAATGTTTACTGGATCACCGTAGAATTCAGCATTTGAACTTGATCCTGTTAAGGTGATTGGGTTATCTGTTGTGTTTGCTTTTTTTAGACTTTGAACAACAGTGTCATATCTGCTATCACCAAATAGAACTGTGTCGCTATTAGCAACCCCACTTGAACCAAGTCTACTTGGAGAAATAGTTCCAGAAATAATGTTTTCTGCATCAATATTTGTAGCAGCTAGTGTGTTCCAGTTTGACTTAATTCTACTTGAAGTGTTTACAATTTCAGTTACTCTTGTATTACTTGGCGTAATTCTTGCAGCACCTACACCTTTTGTTCCGATGTCTTTTCTGTTTGTAACAAGTCCGTTAATACTACTCAACGCATCTGAACGTAGTGTGTGTAATGTAAACGAGTTTGTAGTTACTGATCCTACAAAGAATCTTGATCCGTCTACAATTTCTTTACCGTCAATGTTTGGAAGAGCGTTAGAAGTAGACCCATCTGTTAATGTGTTAATTCTTATAGCATCAGCTGTTGTAAGTCCGTGGTTTTGAACTATAATACTATCGTCTGTTAAGTTAACAGCATGTCTACTAAAATTATGATTGTTGTTTAACGGAGTTGTTAGGAATTCAATTTTATTTAACAAACTGTAATCTTCGTAGACTTCGATAGTATCGACATCAATGCGTTTAGCATAATACACACTACCATTTAAAAGACCGCCAATAGCAACATTGCCCAATGTATCGTATGTAAGCGGATCGCCGTCTAGCAATCCGTGTCCAGCAATAGTAATTCTGTTTGTAGTGTAATCAACACTACCACCACCTGCAGTTGTGCCTGCTAAGAAGTTCAAGCTAATTACATTGTCAAGTCCTATATCAAATGAATTGTTTACAGCATCAACGTCTTCGATAAAGTCAATACTTGAACTAGATGCAACAAACAATTCTCCGCCAAGAATATTTACATATATACGTTTTTCTATAGCAGATACATCTATTTCAAAACTACTACCTGTGCCACCTATGTCTGCTGCGTTTGCACTTAATCTATCTCCAACAACATACCCTGTGCCACCTCTCCTAAGGTCTACATCGCTTACTGCGCCTGCCGTTACAGTAATATCTGCTTTTGCACCTGATCCAACACCTGTTATACTTGTTAAAGAAACATTTTCGTAAATTTTATTACCTTGTGTTGGAGTATACCCGCTACCGCCAGTGATATTTGCGTTGTCTACATTAACAGCAACACCGTATCTTTCTTCTGTAACTGCACCTTGTGCATTACCGTCAGCACTTGTTACAACACTGAAAACATTGCCTGTTCTACTAATAGTTGAAACATCTATACCAATATTAGCAATCGTAAAAGAAGTCGATGTAGGAGTAGATAAAACTTCGCCGTTTACGTTGAATGTCTCGTCTTCAACACATTCGACTCTTACTTGGTTACCAACATATAATCCATGAGCAGAACTTGTAACAATAGTTTGAATATTACTTGCTCTAGATACACTACTTAGACTTACAATTGTAAAATTATAATCAAGAGAAGGATCTAATATCAAATACTGACTGGTGTTGGAACTTTTTAGGAAGTAGTTGTCAATAATAGCAGTTGATGCACCTTTGCTTGTTGGATAAACTCCTGAGTCTACACCATCAACAAACAAGTTTAAGTTGTTTGTGATATCCCAAGGATCGCCAACACTGTCGTCTGTTTCGTCCCAAGCAAGTCCTGTTGTTGCAACTAAAATATTTCCACTGGTGCTAAATGTTCCTTTTGCGTATCCAGTAGCACCAGTTACACCTGGTTGTGTAATAACTGCACCATCTGATGCTGTGATATTGCCACTAAGAGTCAATTGGACTTGTTCAAAGTTTTCTGTTCCGATATCACCAGCAGACAAATTAACTGCTGGAATTTCGTCGACTTGTGTTAGTCTTGAATTATATCCTTCTGTGTTTGTGTTGGTAAACTGACGTGTTGCAGGAATAAGTTCGCCGTTGAGCTGACCATTTGTGTTCAACTGAACAATAGCACCTGGAACAGCAGCAGTTGACACAGTTTTGTCAACAAAGCCACCTAACCTGTTTGAAATAAAACTTCTTACTGCTAATTGTGTTGAAAGTCTAGCATTACTCGGGCCGCCAATTTCGTCATCACCCAAGTTCACATCTGTTGAAATTTCTTCAATAGCAACATTAGACAGACTTAGTTTTAGAGCATCTAGTTCGTCCACCTGAACTTTGTTTCTAAATGTAATGTTACCAGTTCTGTTAAACGCTGTAATAAAGTCACCAACTTTAAAGTCACCAAGTTCGTTTGTTCCTGATGAATAAACTCGTCCTGGCAATTCTTCGTATTGTTCGTATTCTGCTCTTGTGTTACCACCGTTTTGTGGAAGTGCGTTATAGTCTGTTCCTGAACCAGCATATTCCCAAGTGTGTGCAGATGAGTTAACAATACTCGGTCTGTGGAACCATATTTGTTTTTCTGGTAGATTGGCAGTATTTGTAACACTGCTACTACCGTCTGTAGCTGTAATAGAGAATGTTGCTGTGCCTAATCCAGTTTTTGCAGATACTTCATTGATTGCAATAGTTGTATTTGGACTAGGAGAATGGTCTTGTGTAATTGTGCTGGTTGCATCAAATTGAATTCTCAATACGCTTGATCCTACAGCTACTTCTTCAATACTTACAATAAGTCTACGTTCTTCTGGTTCCCAACTATGCACAAATGCACTGTTGTTGTTTGCACCTGTTGTTCCTTGAATTGCTCTACCAGGAACAAAATAATAGCTTTCAGATCCTGATTCGAGAATCAATGTTTGATATGTTTGGTGTGAACTTAAAATTTCTTCAACATAGAATTCTATAATGTCTGTTCTAAAAATATGTGTGCCACTATTTGTAGCATTTGTAAATAGATCTACTGGAAATTCTAAGCTGTCATCAAATGTTAAACTGAATGTATTTTCATCTAACACATTAGCATAGTATGTTTGTTCGTCGTTTAAACCACCAATAGACGGATTTCCATTGTTATCGTAAATTAATTTTTCGCCGTTTGTAAATCCATGTCCGGTAATAGTAAACACACCTGTGCCTAAATTAATATCTGTGGCCGCATTAAAGTTTGTTGTAGTAGGAGTTGGAATAAAGCTGTTTGTTATATCGCCTTCACTTGTTACTTCTGCAGGTGATGGAATTTCTTCTGGAGCTCTAATTGCTTCACTTACAATATTAAATCTACCTTGGACAAAATCTTCAATAGCAGTTGTAATTCCAGTTTTACCTGTAATCACTGCATTTGTATAAGTAGCAGCTTGTTGGATAGCTGCAATTGTTTGCAATTCTTCGCCTGCAAATACACTTCTAGTTGAGTCTGCTAGGTTGGCAGTAAAGTAGCTTAAACCTGCACTACGAGAATATCTATTACCTGTATCCCAAGTGTCTTTTGCTACTGCATCAATAATTAATTTTGTATCACGTAAACATTTGCTTTGATCGTATGTAAAGTTATACCATTTTGCTGCATCAATACTTTCGTTAATATAACGTGTGACTCTTTGCGCAATGTTTGCTTGTCCAACTGCGTCTAATCTGATAAAGTCATCTTGTAATGTTTGTGATACACCTAATGCATTTAAATCAGGCTCAATTAGAGTTATATCAACTGTGCCATCTTGATCTAAATAGCCAACAATTTCTCCAATTCTTGCTTCAACAAAAGACTCTTCAGTTACAGTTGCTGGTGTTCCGCTAGTGTCTTGTGTTAAAACGTTTCCTGTTGAAACTGCTACTGCTGTTTCTGTAACAATTTCACCAACAACAATTTTTAACCTATTGTATGCTGCAATAGTTTCATCTTTTTCACCTGACCCAAATTGTGCATTTGTTCCAACAAAATATTGTATAGCTGCATCTATAGTTTGTAAGTTACCATTAGTAGATAAGTCATACACAAGTGCATCAATAATCAAACCAACATCATTTTCACATTTTGCTGCGTTGTATGTAAACGTAGTTGAGAATGGAGCAGTTCCTGCTGAAACTTGACTTGCAATCCATGCAGTAATTTCTTTTTTAATAAATTCTTTGTTTGCAATAAGTTGGTTTCTTGCATTTAATGCATTTGTATTAATTGCAGTTGGTAATACTCTAGCGTCTACTAAATCATCTCCAGCAACACTTGCACTACTTCCAGCATCTAATACTTCTAGTATTTCGTCCCAAAGTGCATCAGATCTTGATTCAAAAGTTGCATCTTGTATAATTTGTGCTGTAAATGTTTTAGCATTTTGGTAAGCATCAATATGTTGCTCTTTTTGAGTAGCAAAAAGAGTTGGATCAAATCTACCGTTGAAGTAAGTTAATACAGATGAAATAGTTCTAGCATTAGAATTTAATGCAGCGTCATATCTAATAGCATCTACTAATAGCCTTGTATCTCTTGCGCATTTTGCTTCGTTATAACTAAATCCTGCGTAGATACTTGGCGAGCCAGCTGCATTAGAAACTTGTAAGTTTACCCAATCAACTACATCTTGTGCAATTTCATCTCTTTTATTATCAATTAATAGTTTTGCAAATTTATAACCAGGATCTCTAAAACGCAAAACAAATTCTTCAACTGGAGCATCTCGATTTATACCCGTAATAGTAATAGTTTGTTTACCTTCACTAGCACCAGTTGACACAACATGAGCACGGTCAAATTCAAATGCTTTAGGCGAATAGCCTGAACTTCGTAGCGCATATAAACCAAAGTTTGTAGCAGAGTTGGTAATAGAACAATATCCGCCTGATTGTGTATAAACACCATTGAGTAGGAAAATTTGGAAACAAGACACGATCTGTGCATAAGCATCGTTAAGTAGTCGCCAACCTGTGCCTCCAAATGAAAGCATGGTATATGCGTTAGCAACCATTGATTTACCTTGTTCAGGTATAGAACCAATGACTGGATTCTCAGCCTCAATATTGTAACGTGGAACGTTTGGAGATTCAACTAATGCACCGTCAATTTTAGCACCACTACCTCCTAAGAACGAAATAATTGAACAGTTCTGTGTATATGGAGAAGTAACAATTGTTGGTTTTGTATTTGGCAAGTTTGTATATTCAGCACGGTCAGTTACATCAGTAGCATTTGGATCGTCAAACACTGTAGCGTAATCCCATGTAATCAACGGAACTTGGTTATCATCAACCCCGTCTCTAAATGTAAATTCACCAAAGTAACATGCGTTACGAACACGTAGCATGTCCAAGTTAGCATTTGCAGGACGGATAATACAACCACGCAAACCGTCACCTTTGATAACAACGTTATCAGGAACAATAACTGGGTTATCTTCTGTGTAGTCACCAACAGCAACTTTAATGTTTACTCTAGTTCCGTTGACTAAGCCGCTAGGGTTATAAACTAATGCGGAAGCAAGTTTACATGCTCTTTTAACAGTTTTTACCGGAGCACTCTGTCCGTCATTAGCGTCATCACCTTGTTCAGCAGAAACGTAGATAACGTTACCACCAAATACGTCAGCATCAGCAAATTCTAGTTGTCCGTTACCATCTGTTTTAAGTATTTGTCCAACAGTTCCATTGACAAGAGGCAGAGTCAAATTATAACTATTAGGCAAGTTGTAAGGTGCTTGAATACTAATACCATCTTCACCAGATGCAATACTTTCACGCCAAGTAATTTTACCAAAATCTTCCATGTCAAGGTCGTCTTTGATATTGAAGCCTGCGTTAGTGACTGTCATTTTTTCGTCGCCGTTGACAGTCATGCTGATTTCAGCACTTGCACTATCTAACAAGTCATCTACTCTAACTTCAGTATTTCCTTCAAAAATTCTTTTTGTGATATCTTGGACAGTGTTATCATCTCTAAGTAGATAAACTTTACCGTCTGCTGTATTGATGGCTAATTCGCCGGATTCAAGTTGTGCTACACTAGGTTGATTACCAGCGACCGCACTTCGCTTGTGTCTAATTGTTGTTGCCATTATGGCTGCCTCCTATATAGGTAACGGGTCAGGTCCTAAGACGCCCAATTAAAAACGATAGAGATCGTTACTACTATTTATGAAGGAAAGTAAAGTAGTAGCTTAATTAAAAGCTACCACCGTCAATTGTGTCAGTCCAAACTGGAGTTGCATCACTACCACTTGTTACAGTAAGAATTTGGAAACTGTTACTTGCGTCACTTGTTCCAGCTGCTGGAGTAACTTGAATTGGATTTTGTGCATTACCATACAAAATACCGTCTGTAGTAAATGTGCTTGCACCCGTGCCTCCGTATTGCACTTCAAGGTCGGTTACAAGTGTCAGTGTGCCTGCATCAAGATTTGTAACAATAATTCTATTGTTAACAGCATCAAGCATTTCTGTGCTATCGTCTGCAAAAATACTACCTCTAAATCCTGCTGCGTCAAGTATACCAGTTACAAACAAGTCTTGATCGATTTGAACATTAGTTGTAAACGTGCTTGTTGTTTCACTTAGTCTAAGTTTTTCAACACTTGCACCTGCAATTCTTGTTGTAAACACCATGTCAAAATCTTCGTCACCAGTGGTAACATCAGTGCTTATAACATCTATTCTACCAGCAGTAACATAGTTGTTATTTGTAATTTCTTGTTCAAATGGTAGTCCTATGCCTGCGCCAACTGCTGCACCGCCTGTTTGGTTATGGTGAGCAAGTATAATTGGATCAACTATGTTATCCGCAGCACTATCTGATTCGTTGCTAATAATTTTAAAGCTATCAGTTGTTCTAATAGTGTTAGCTGGAATAAAGATTTCATCTGTGGCTTTTTCAGTAAGTTGTAATACATCATTTTCGTTACCACTGATATAACCTCTAACATGTAAGTTTCTTGCTATTCCTACACCGCCTGCTACTGTCACTGCACCAACATTGTATGCTGTGCTTTCAGTGGTGTTATCAAATTCTGTTAGAATTGAATCTTTAATACTTAATGTTGTTGGATCAAGTGTAATTCTCTCAACACCGTTTGTAAAGAATTCAAGTGTATCTTCGTCTGCGCCGGGTGAAGTTTCTGGACGAATAAATGTATCTTGATCTACATCTTTAACACCGCCTAATGTTCCCCAGTTAGCACCGTCATAACCTTCAAATGTCTCGTCTGTGGTATTGAAACGTATTTGTCCAATTGCTGCTGTTGAGTCGGCTCCACGTTGTGCTGTTGTTCCTACTGGAATCTGTAGTGTGCCAACACTGTTGAATATTACAATTTCACTGTTTACTTGGAATACACTGTCTGTTGACACAGCACCCATTGTAATAGTAGTTGCATCTCCAAATGCATTTACAGTTTGAACATTTGCATTCAGCAAGTTAAACGTATCAATTCGGTTTGTTGTAATATCACCACCGTCAACATTTAGATCTAAATCAATATCAACATTGTGTTTGATATTTGTAGTTCCGATACCAACTGCACCAATTGTTAAGTTTGTAGTGCCGCCGGCAAAGTTTAATATGTTAGCATTGTCATTTAACAAATTAAACGTAGTGCTTGTAGTTGTAATATCGCCGCCGTCTACTGCAAGATCAGCATCAATTTCTACATTGCCTAATACAGTTCCACCTGTGAGTTTGTTGAGATATCTATTTTCAACATAGTTTACAACTGCAACTTGTGTTGGAACAGTGTTAATGTCGCTTGCACCTGTGCTTGCTCTCAAATCTGAACTGTTGCTAACTTCTTTAAGTTCAACACCAACTGGAATACCAAAACGTTTAAATGGTCCAATACTTGCAATACCACTTAAACTAATTTCCTCTGCATTAAGTGTAATAGCACCAGTAAGTGCGTTTACGTTAAAGAAGTTACCAACTCTAAAGTTACCAATTTGGTCAACTGTTCCGCCTGCAAATACTTTACCGTTGTCTGTTTCTGTAATTTCGTTTTCTGCTATAGCACTACCGCCAAAGAACGGAAGTGCGTTATAAGTAACGCCAGCACCTACATATTCAAAAGCATGTCCTGATGTTGAAACAGTTGAAACGTTTTGCATACTACCAAGTGTGTTTTCTGCAACATATGTGATTTGTGGAAATACATCAAGTTCTGCTACACCACCATATGTTAAGTTTAATAACCTTATTGCTTCATCTTCAATTGCTTGTGCGTCTGCTAATACTAATTCACGCTTTGCGTTTGCACTAGTTTCTGCATTTGCTGCATAATCATGGTCAATTTCATTTGGTAAAACTGGATATATGCCTTGAGATATAACTTCGGCTATCTTAGTAACATTGTTTTCAATTGACAGTGTTGCACTTGATGTTCCACCTGTTGGATTATAGGTTTGTGTCAAACTATTGTCGTCACTTGCTACAACTTTTTGGTTTTGGCCAATCTTGCTCATTATGCTTGCAAGATGTTTGTAAGCAAATTCTGTAACTCCTTCTTGGTCAGCGTTACTACCTGCTGTAGTAATACCTGCAAGAATTGTTCCTGTATAGTATGCTTCTCCTGCTCTGCGAGTTTGTTTGTTACCACCATACATCATATCGTAAAGTGCAGCATCAATTATGTATTTTGTATCTCTTTCACACTTTGCAACATTGTAGCTAAATCCAATAATGTTATCTCTAATAAAGTCAATCACGCCTTGTTGTATTGTTGTATTTGCAGTTGAAAGTGCATCAAGTGCAATATTTGTTGACACTGTTACCCAACTTGTGTCAGGTTCTTGATCGTTTGGTGTGCTCAACAAGTTGCCTGCTGTAATAGCATCGATTGTAATGTTGAACAAGTTGTTAGAAGTTGTAGCTTCAGCACTTGTTCCATATGGTCCAACCAAAGACTGTGTTTCAGTGTTTCCTGCAGTTGGTGTTACTGTTATACCTTGAATTACTTGAGCAGCAACAGTTTTAACTCTTGTAATAGCATCAGCTGTTTCGTTTTCTTGTCCGTATACTTGACTATCTCCGTTAAGGAAATAGCTTCTTGCAGTTGCCAACGAACTTACATTTCCTGTATACAATAGATCGTGTGTTGTTGATTCAACAAGATATCCAATATCTCTGCGACATTTAGCTTGATCATAACTAAATCCATTTTGATTTGTATTGATATAATCAATTACACCTTGGACTAAATCAGCACTAGAGCTGTCGCCAGTTGATTGTATTAAATCTCTGCTTGCAATTCTTGTGGAAGACGCACCTGTTTCGTCAACAGCAGTTTCAGTTGGCAATATTTCAAGTGTGTTTGCCCTAACTACATCCTCTACAATAGTAGAAAGCACGTTGACTTGTGTAGCTTCAGTAGCACTTGCATTACCAGCACTTGTATTTTGTCCTGGATAAGTTCCAACAACAATCTGTTGTAAAATTACCCCTAGCTGATTAAGTGCGTCTGCTGTGCCATCTCTTTGATCATATGGTAACACACTTGCACTGCCTTCAAAGTAAGATCTTGCATTTTGAATACTTGCAAGGTTAGTGTTATACATAATATCATGACTTACTGCATCAACAATATATCCTGTGTCTCTTTCACATTTTGTTTGATCGTAAGTTAAATTTGGAAGATTTGTAGTAATCCAACTTATTAATTCACTTATAATAAATGTTCTATTATTTTGTAGTTGCAGTTGTGCATTATTTCTGTTTGCATTTCCAGAAGGATTAGGAAAACTCAATGCGTCTGCATTGCCTGTGCCGTTTTGTATAATGTCAATTATTTCATCAAATAATGCATTACAAATTGCAACACTTGCACTATCTGATGCAATTAAATTAGCAACTTCGCCTTTTAAATGTGTAATTGCTGCAATTGTTTGTGTTATTTGATCGCTAATAACATATGCGCTCACTGCTCTGTAGTAAGACAATCCTGCTGTGATACTGTTATAATTTGACCCTGTAATTAAATCATTGCAAACTGCATCTAGAATTAATTGTGTATCTCTAGCACACTTTGCACTGTCGTATACAAAGTATTGATTGTTAATGTATGCAATTGCTTCTTCTTGCAAGAATGCTTTGTTTTCTTGTAGCTGTCTAGCTGCATCAATAAGTTCTTGACTTGCTGGCACTGGTGCTGGATATGTTTGTCCTTCACTTGGCAGTGTTTGGTATTCGAGTAGTGTTAATACAGTATCAAAACCGTCTGTTACTCTAGTTGTAGCAGTTGTGTCAGTAGTTGTATATGTGAGTGCTAAACGTTTTGCTTCTCTAATTGCAAGTATAGTTGCAGGCAATTGGTCATCTTTCACTGTAGATGCATTTGCTCTAATGTATGCTTGTCCTGCTACAATAGCATTATGGTTTGTGTTTAATCTTGCATCTCTTACTACCGCATCAATAATTAAACCTGTGTCACGTTTACATTTTTCTCTATCGTATGTAAAGTTTGGATAATTTGCAAGGATCCAAGTTGTTGATGCAGCGGCAAAGTTATCTTGTTGACCAAATATAGAACCAAATGCTGTTTGCAAGCTGGCGTCTGCCCAGTCAGTGACTGCTCTATTTGTAGCAGGTAAACTGTCAAGATTACCCGCAGTCAAAACATCGATAATGATTTGTATTAAACTAGTTGCGCTGCCTACTTCTGTTGCACTTGCAGGGTCACCTGCTGTGTTTTGTATTTCGTTGTTTCCAGGACTTTTTGTTAATGCTGATTCTAAAAGAATGCCTGTTACAACACCTTGCAAATGTGTATATGCTTGTATTGTAGCAGTTGTTTCATCTGTGCTTCCTAATTGGCTTGAAGTTCCTACAAAATAACTGGTTGCAGTTTGTCTTGTAGCACTATTGCCTTCATATAAAATGTCGTATATTAAAGCATCAACAATGTATCCAACGTCTCTTTCACATTTGTCAGCATCATATGTTAATGTTGGATTTTGTTGATTTACATAAGCTCTTACTTCTTTTTTAATAAAAGTTCTGTTTGCAATAAGCTGATTTCTTGCGTTTATTCTGTTTGTAATTACACCAGTTGGTAATGGATATGTAATTGCATCAGCATTAGTGATATTACCAATTGTAATTTCTTTAATTACAGTATCTTGAATAGTTGTTTTTGCATTTTTCCAACTATTAACATCAGTTTGAATACCTGCTGCTGCCCATGTGTATGTTGGTTCAACAAGTGCTGGCATGCCGCTAACACTATTTGCTGTAATTACATCAGCAATAATTTTTACTAAACCTTCTGCATCATCTACTTCATCTGAACTTCCTAAATTTCCTGTAGTAGTTTGTCCAGGATAGTTTTCAATAACAATTTGACTTACAATATTACTTGCTAAGTTGTTATATGCAGCCGCAGTAATTGCTCTTTGACTTTCTGGTAGCTGGCTTGTTGTGCCTTCAAAATATGCATCTGCTGCTCTGCGGGTTGCAAAGTTGCCTCCGTATTGAATGTCAAAACTTATTGCATCTACAATGTATTTTGTATCTCTTGTGCATTTTAATGTATCATAAACAAAAGTAGGATAATTAGCTGAAATCCACGCATTTACTTCGCTTGCAATAAAATCTCTGTTTGCTTGTAATAGAATTCTTGAATTTGTTGCGCTACCGTTTGTTCCTGGATCTGTCCAAGTAATAGTGTCTGCTGAAACATCTGTGCTGACTTGACCATTCTCTAAAATATCTAAAATTTCATCAAACGCTGCATCTGATCTTGCTTCAGCAGTCGCATTTGACATGTAAGTGCCAGTTGCAAGTGTTTTCATATATTGATAAGATGCTTTTGTCTGTTCAAACTGAGCACTCAAAACGTATGCACTATTTGCACGTTGATATGATAATCCTGTAGTAACAGCATTGTAATTTGTTCCAAGTGCTACATCAAATGCAACACTATCAACAATATAACCAACATCTCTTCTACAAGTAGCAGAGTTATAAGCTCTACCTGTAATAATGTCAATAACTTCGTCCCATGCTGCTGTGACTCGTGTTGTTGCTGTTGAATCAGCAGATACATCAGATAATGCTAATGTTAATCCTTTAAGGTAGTTGTAAGCAGCTACCGTTACAGTAGTTTGAGATCCTGTAGTTGAAGAAGTAGTGTTATAAACATCAGCACTTGCTCTTGCATATGCAAGTCCTGCTGTAACACTATTATAGTTTGTTCCGAGAACAGTGTCGTATGCAACTGCTTCGGTTATAAGTCTTACATCTCTTTCGCATTTTTCTTGATCGTATGACAAGTTTGTAAATTGTTCTGCAATGTATTTTATTGTTTCTTCTACAATAAAATCTTTGTTTGCAATAATAGCATCTTTTGCAGCAACAGCACCTGGGCTACTTGCATTTGTATCATCGTATACAATATCAGGTGCAGCACTACTGTCTTCGTTTGCAATAAAGTTTGTAATGATTGCAGTTTTTTCAATTACATCGTATCTATACTGTTCATTTGCAGGATCACTGTCAGGAATACGTGCAAGTATTTCGTCTCTAGTTGCTTCAATTCCGTATATAGTAGGCGCCAACTGTTGGTTAAGAACTTTTGCACTATTTGCTCTAAGATAGCTTCTACCTGCTGCGATACTTTGATAATTAGTTCCTAGTGCAACATCACCCATAATTGCATCAATTATTCTTGCAACATCTCTTCTACAAACAGTTTCGTCATATATAAACGGCTGTTGTGTGATATTGTTGCCAGTTACATAATATACTGTTGAGTCGCCTTCAAACTTTATAATACTACCGGTTTGTGGAATATCACGCAAACTGTTCACTTCTATAGTTTGGTTTTTAATAAGGTTAGCTGTTGCAGTTGCTAGTGAACTAAATCCGCCACCCACGAGTGTGATAGTTGGCACACTTCTATATCCGCTACCAGGATCGTCAACTGTAATACTTGTTACTTCTCCTCGCAACAAATCAACACTTGCTGTGCCTTGTGCAGTAGTTCCTCCTGGTTCTTCGGGTGGATCAAATACTACTGTAGGTGTTCCTGTGTATCCAGCACCTGTGCTGTTTACAGTTACACTACCTACATTTGATGTATATGTTTGTGATGGTCTTGCAGTTGTATATACTTTGTCAAACAATCCATCAGCAATAATACCATATGTGCCAAAGTCGCTAACTGAGTTTGAAATTGATAAGTAGCCACCTTTTGTAGCCATAAATCCAATACGGGTGAAAACTGTAAAGCAGCTAACAATCTGTGTATAGCCAAAGTTTGTAATATGGAAACCAATACCACCTTGAGCAATTTGCGTAAAGGCATCAGCAACGAAACTGAACACCAAAGAACGTTGATCATAATCATTACCATCAACCAACATACCATTGCCGCCGCCGTTAGTATTAACACGTTTTGCAAGTGGAACATTTGGATCGTTTTCTATTGGTCTTGCTCCTGCTGGAACACCTTCGATTTGTTCTGTAACAAAAGGAGTAAACTCTGTTCCATCGTTTAACCAAGGACCGTTCATGTTTGTGCAGTTTTGAACATATGGAGATACAGTTACTAATGCACCTTCTCTAATTCTTGCACACCAACCTGGATCTCTCAAACCACGAAATGTTACTTGGAATATATAACAAGCATTATCCATTAAGAAAATATCTTTAGTAGGATTGTTTGGATAAATTTGACAGTTACGTAAACTATCACCTCTAACAGTCATACGCTCTTTTAACGTAATTGGATTGTCTTCGTAAAAATCGCCTGGTGCAAGTTGAATAGTTGCACCTGCTGGTGCTGCTTCAACTGCTGACTTAATTGTTCTTTTGGCTCTTGATGCGCCTGCACCTTTACCATCGTTGTCATCGCTACCTTCTAAAGAAACATAGTATATAAGATCGTTAGTTGGACCTGAGCTTGATCCAGTAACTTTCAAGTCACCTGCAACTTTCACTGTTCCTGTGGACGGTGTAAGTTCAATCGTGCCGTCATTGTTAATGATCAACTCGTTGTTGTCAATTTTTCTCTGATATATACTCTGTTTCTTTACGTATTCCATTTATACTTCCAAATAACTTATAGTTGCGCTCAATCTATTTGAGTCAGGGCTATTCAAGACTACAGAGTCTCCTTCCTCTAAAATTAGACGTTCAGTGTTAAACGAAAATGTTTCCTGAGCTGGCATATCAATTGTATTCAATACTTTGTTAGCGTTGCTTTTTGAACTACCACTTGGTATCACATGCATGTTAAAACTACTATTAAAACTTACATCACTTGTTGTAGCGTAGTTGCACACTACTATTGTTGTAATTGCATATTTTTTGCCAGCAGGGACTAACAGTATCGTTGTGTCTGTTGCTAATATTAGGTTACTGTTAATTGCCATTTGCTTTTCCTTTAAAATATAATACTATACAATAGTGCTTTGTTTCTACTAATAATTTCGTCTTGCGTTGAGTTTTCGTTTATAAAATATATACCAGTTCCTCCGTCTGCTTCGGTTTTTGCGTAAATTTTTACGCCATCACTTGGTGCTACTGGATCTGTAATTTTTGGAAACAGAGCCGGAGTGCCAAATTCAACACTACCTGTTCCAGTGCCTTCTATAACAACGTTTGAGTTTAAGTTTATAGTTGAAATTCTATTTGTTTCAATTTTAACTTCTAATAACTCTATACTTGCTTGATAAAATTTTGCAACTTCACTGCTATCTACAGTAATCATTGCTAAACTTTGACTACTGGTTTCGTCTTGATCAGCAACAGATACAGTTGTATCTCCGCTTTCAATTGTATCAGTAAAGTTATAGGCGTTGTATGCTTTTACATAATCTTTTACTGCTCTAATGTTCGGAATAGCATCATCGTCATATGGAGCAGAAAGTCTATCTTCTAAGTTTACATTTGGAGTTATGTCATCTCCACTATAAGGCCATAGTTGTTTCTCATAAGATACTGTTCCTCTAACAGAAACAACATTTTGTCCTTCGCCTAGTAAAACTAAATCGTCATCAGCAAACGTTCCGACAAAATTGGTAAAAATACCTATTGTTTGATTATTGTTGTCTTTAAATACCCAACCACCTTTGTTAGCATCAACACCTCCAGTTCTTGAATCATACCAAGTAACATCTTCGTCATACAAAAGTTTTGCATCTGGAAAATTACCTCGATCGATTATAAATCCTGCTGTGTTTAATGTAACACCATTTCCGGTTTCACCATTGTTAAGGACAATTACATTATCTGTGATATTTAAATCTTGGCTATCTAAAGTTGTTGTAGTGCCAACTACGTTTAAATTGCCGTAAAAATTAAATGTTCCTGTGGTCGCAGGAGTAAGTCCGTCTCCAGCACGGAAATCTACAGTTCCACCATCATTAATTTTTACTCGATACAGATCAACGTTGTATTCACTTATCTTGGCGCTAGGCATTTAAGTAACTCCTAACTTATGACTGGCGAGGTAATGCTACACTAAGAGTCGTATTAGGGTTGTTACTATCTTCTAAAGCACTTGCGTCATAACCAATGTTATAAATTGCTCCGTCTCCTGTAGTCACAGTTGCCGCTCCGCCGCTGCCTTCTAATTGCACAGTTCTATTGCGTAATTTTGTTACTTGATAAACTGTTGAATCTGAACCTACAGCATCGATTCTAAATTCGCCTGCACTCATTGCACCGTTTGCTTTGTTTACAAGTGTCATTATTTCGTCGCTTGCTGCTGATCCTGCTGCTGGTGAAAAAGTTCCTGTTGCATCAGAATCTAGTCTGATCATGAATTTTGCATCTCCAACTTGTTTTACAATGTGTGCTGCTGTTGTTGCTTCTGACCCGCCTGTAAAATAGTGGCGACTTACTGCGATACGGCCTGACCCGTATCCGATTTTATCTTTATTAATTGGACGTCCCATTTTTTTCTCCTTTTGACGTTCTAGGTCTACGCGGGTGGGTCCGCATAAGTCCTCATCGAGAGGCTCTCCTCTTGACACATGTATTTAGCCTTTTTGTAAAAATGGGTTATTATGTGTCATGTTCTAATACAACCGCCCAACATCTACCATTTTGCAGTTCGTATGTAAACAAAACTTTATCACCTATTTTAAATTTTTTTTCTGTGTTTTTAAATAAAACATCTTGTCTAGATTGTCCAAACTCTTTAGGTCTAATACTTCCTGTGTTGCCAGTAAATTTGTATACTTGTCCTTTAAACATTGCGATTCTCCTTGCAGTATTTACTCAATAAAATAGGCCCCGTAGGGCCTATTTGTTAAGTTTTTAAAGTTTGTATAACTTAGCTGAAGCTTAGGTTTGCAGTTGTTACTGCAACTTTGCTTAGGTAATCAGCTGCGTTACCAAGAGACGAAGCTGTGTTGTTTAACTCAACATATCCGTAACGAGTCATAAATGATACAACTGGCTCGAATGTGTCTGGGTCAAGCACAACACCACTGCTCATCAATGGAATGTATGGGCAGTAGAACGCTGCTGCGTCTGATTCGCTTGTGCCTTTGTAGCCAACAAGAACATCATCTGAAGATGCATATGTGTTTACATATACTTTCATTGCGTTGTTCAATGTTCCAACTAGTTTTGTGTTAGTTGGTGCTTCAAAAGTTCCTTCAGTTGTTCTTGCGAAAGCTGAAGTTGTTGCTGATTGCAGGATTGTCAATACAGTTGGTGAAACAACAGCCCAGTTACCTGCGCCTCTGCGTGTGCGCTGAGCAATTAGGTTTGACACTTTGTTGATTTGAACTGCAAGAGCTGCATGTTCGTCGCCAACAAATGTTGCTGTCCCTGATACACCTGCTTGGTTGTATGTTTCAGCTGCTGAGCCTGCCAATGATGTTAGGCTTGCAATTACTTCTTGGTCGATTTCAGCAGTAATCTCTTGAGCAAGTGCTGCCATGATTTCTGCTTCTACGTCGATACCATGCTGTGACTGAGCGTCTTGAGCTGCTTCGAATGTCCAACGTGCGCTTAGTTTGCGTGATTTGGCTTCGACTGTTTGCTTCAAGATTTGGATGCTTAGTCTGTTACCAGCTGCACCTTCAAGTGCAGATGTAGCTGCTGCTTTATCATCAGCTGCACCAGAATAACCTTCAGCAATTTTGAATGGGCTAAGAGCTTCATCGCCTGCTGCGGCATCTGTTCCACTTGTTGAGTTGAATGCGTCTGCATAACGAACTCTCAATGTGTGGATTTGACCAACTGGACCAGTCATTGGCTGAACGCCGACCAACTCGTTAGCAATAACGGTTGGCATAACACGTCTGATCACTGGGAGGATCACACGGTTTAATGTTGCGACATTACCAGCAGAAGTAGCACCAGCTGTTGCAGTCTCCATCAAATGCTTACGAGTATTTTCAAGAGTTGTTTCCATAACAGCTTTTTTGTTGCCTTTTAGGCCTTCAGTCAAGGCACTTTTTGTCTCCTGCCAGCGACTTTCTAATAGTTCTGACATTTTCTTCTCCTTATATTCCAGCCAAGCGTTTAATGTCTACGACATTGTGATCGCTTGGTGAGTTAGAACTTTGTGTTTCTTTATTGCCTGTAATTTCTTTTGCCTCTGTAAGCTGTGCCTTCTGCTTTGCTGGACTATTGCCATCAATTACTGATGGAAGATACTTATCAAATGCAGAACGTAGTTTTGCAGTTTGAACTGATTCCAGTAAGTCTGTCATAATGTCTTTTTGGTCCTTGCTTAAAGGTCCAATAAGTTCGTTCATTACTTTTGAACGTTCTTGTGCTTCGACTAGACGCTTAACCTCTGCATCTCTTGCTTCTGCAATAGTTTTAGCTTTTATTGCTAATTCTTTTGCTTCTGCAATTTGTTTGTCTTTCGCATCAACAACTTTCAATAACTTTTTGGCTTCTGATTTTTCGTTTAGGTGTGAACCCATGTATTCATTAGCAAATGCTTCAAAAATCTTTCTACCAAAATCATTTTGACGTGCTGCGTCAATATCTTCTTTAAGTTGACTAATTTCTCCACGTAGGGCTGAGTCAACTGTTTCAGAGATTGCTTTAGCACTTCTTTCGATAAAGTTTTTGCGGACTTTATCGAAGTGTGCCTTACCTTCGCGCACTAGGCGCACTTTTGTTTCAGCAAGGTCTTTTTTGTCTTCATTAAACTCTGCAATTTCTTTTGCAAGTTGTTCAACAACAAATTCTTCAAGCACGGTAAACTTGTTAGCCATAGCTTTTTGATCTTCGTGTAGTTCTCCGACCTCTTTAGCTAATGTTTCTGTTACAAACTTATTCATCAAGTTTGCATTTTCTTTCATAGCTACTGCATATTTTGCTTTTTGTTCAGCAAGTTGCTTACGGTCTTCTGCAAACTCAGCCATTTCTTCAGTTAACTTTTCAGTTACCATAGTATCAATAGCTTCAATCATCACACCTTTATCGTGCTCATATTTTTTTGCAAATTCCTCACGAAGTTCACTAGTAACAGCAAGGCGGTTTTCTTCCACTTTACTATTCCACGCTTCTTCAATTTCTTGTTTCATTGCTTCTGAAATTACATCGCTTTCTAAAAGGGATTTTAGTGCTTCCATTATTTTCTCCTTTATTGGAGCCTGCTTATTATGTTTAATAAGCTCTCTGCAATGTATTTTTGTGCCTTTGGATCGCCTTGAACTTCTCTACTTGTGAGAAATGCCTTATATCCACCTCTTTCATTCATGAGTTGTTCGTAAATTGGAGTTGGATATGCACCAGGGGCGCTGGGCTGAGCCACAACGTCCACAGTGATTATTTCAAAACCTTGGACATTACCTTGGTTATCAACTTCACCACTACCTCTCGATGAAACACCTAATTTTACTCCGCTTTCAAGCATTGTTTTAACTAGTTGTCCCATCGGAGTTGGTAAAATCTTCAACTTACCATAACCGTTTGGGCCATCCATCCACATATCTGTGATCATATGGCTTACACGATCTAAGTTAATATTAAGTCCTTCAGGATGATCGACTTCACCGCACACTGAGTATCCGTTAGCTATCTGCTCATTGAGCGTGGTGACAGCCCTGCCAATTTCTTCTACCGGATAGACACGCTTATTTGCGTTAAGAACTCCACCCTGGATAAAGATGCCTTTCATGTGCAAATCTTTACCGCCTGTATCGTTTTCAGCAGACTCAACGACCATTCTAGCTTGGTCAAAACTCAGACATTCAGTTAATCGAAACATCTAAACTCCTTAACTTATCAGCCACCCATTACAGGTTTTTTGTTGGCTGCTTCTCCAGCTTTCGCTGGGCTTTGCGACTTCATTGATTTTGAAGCCTTACCGCCTGGAGTGTTAACATTCCCTGCGCTATCTTCTTTTGGTGCTGCTGCGCCTGTTCCGCCTTTTTCATCAGCTGAACCTTGTGCGATATTTGCAGATGTTCCGCCCATATCGTTTTTACCTGCTACTGCTGATTTTGTGCCGTTTGTGCCAGTATCACCCATTTTTGGTGTGATTTTTTCTACATACTCACGCATTTGTTCGCTTGCTGTTTTTGCCTCTTTTGACTCTTCAACTTCTTCGTCAGCTGCTTCTTCAACTTCTTCGTCAGCTGCTTCTTCAACTTCTTCGTCATCTGCTTCGAATGCCATTGCTTCTTCTTCTGGCTCTTCGTCGCCTGGCTCTTCGTCGCCTGGCTCTTCGTCACCCATCATTTTTTCAAATTCTGCTTTTAATGCTTCTAGTGCATCTTCTAGATCAGCCATTGCTTCTTCTGGACCTTCGGCTTCTTCGTCGTCGTCGCCTTCGTCGTCTATGTCCATGTCGCCTTCGTCGCCACCTTCAATGTCACCTATCATGTCCATTGCTGGATCTGCTTCCATTTCTGGCTCATCTAGTCCAAACATTTCGTCTAGATCGTCATCTTCTGACTCGTCAACTTCTTCATCAGTTGCTTCATCTAGATCGTCATCTTCTGACTCGTCTACTTCTTCGTCAGTTGCTTCATCTACTTCTTCATCTGTAGTCTCTTCAACTTCTTCGTCAGCTTCGTCTAAAATGTTTTGATAAATTTCTCTTGATTTTTCTACAACGATTTCGTGGAATAGTGCTTCTGCGCCATCACGGTCCTCGTTAACTAGTTTTTCGAGCATTTCCTCGAATTTTGTTTGATCAGTCATGTCATTCTCCTTTATTGTCAAGGCTGTCAGTTATATTTACACTTTATAGGAAAATATACGCAGAAATGGGCTCAAACGAGCCTATTTTGTGCGCACTTATGATAATTTTAAAGATTTTTTAAATTTTTCTATAGTAATGTGTCTTAAATTATCGTGTCCTTCTAAACTTTTTGGAGTAAAAAATCCTTCTTCAGGAACTACTCTTATATATCTAATTTTTGGATTTTTTTGAATTACACTTGCTGTTTGTCTTTCCCAATTTCCAAAATAAGTTGCTCTATCATTGATGTTTTTATAGTTTTCGGTGCCAGCATACATATTGTTTACCAATTCATTTCTAATACCTATGCCTTGATAGTCAAAACCAAGAATGTATATTTCTTTGGGTTTTTGTTGACTTGCAAAGTTCAATGCAGTAGGTCCACTGCTCCAACCAAGATTAGGTTGAAATAGGTTTATATTTTGCACACTTCTACTATACTTGTTAGGATTTGTCCATACTGGATACTTGTGTTGATAACCGTTAGTTGATATTTCCCTAATCATTTTTGTATCAACTGCTACCAAATAATCAGGAATAAACTCTCTATACAAAGCATTACAACCATAAATTGTGCCAAGCGGGCGTAGTTCTTCTAAAATTATGCCTTTTCTACTGGTTCCATTGCCTAATACAAAACAAGTGTCATTTTGTTTTATTTGATCACTAGGACCTGGGCTTATAGGTGGCGGAGGAGGTTTAGGTAATTCTCTTACCCGTGCATGAAGTTTAGCTGCTTGATTTATAGCTGCTTTCTCTTCTTTTTTTCTTGCTTTTCTTTGAGCTTTAGTTTCGCCAGGAATATATACTTTGGGCAATAATTGACTCCTATGCTACTGCTTCTTCACCACCTTGAGCAGCTAGTCCATACATTGCCCTAACATATAGTAAGTCTTTTTCAGCTTCTCTTTTATGAGCATCGTCTGCCCTACGTGCCCTGTTTATATCTTTTAGCGTGAGTCTAGTTTTTCTTGTATCATCCATTGAAATTGGTGTTTCATCGTCGTCGGCGATGTATCTCTGGTCCTCTTTGGGTTCCATAGTCTGTTTATCAAAATAATATAACTCACGTAGTATCATAGTATTATTTATGCCTCTGTTGCAGTATCGTCTGCTCCTACCGCAGTTTCGTCACCTCCAGCTGCAATATCGTCAGTTTCTACTTCATCTCCTGCTGTAGCTTCTAAATCATTATTGATGTCGCTTCCGGTGATACCTGCATCTCTTAATTGTGCTGCCGCATCAACATCACCTGCATTAAAGTATTCGTCGTTTTCTTCACGCCACAGTCTTTCGTTTTCTGCAATTTCCTCTTTGCTCAATCCTAAGAAACGTCCAAGAGCAAATCTATTGGAAATAAACGGAATTTGTTGCATTTGTGCAAAAGTTGATATTCTGTTGTTATCAAGTTCAGCTTGTCTATAACTTGCAAAGTTTTGCGGAGGTTGCAGTTTTAGATCAAACATAGCAACATCGACATTGATACCTTTCTTATTGAGATACAGTTTGAATTCATTGTTAAAAACATCAGTAATCATGCTTTGCAAGCGTTCGCAATAATTGTTGAAACGCAATTCTTGAATATACGCTGTGCCCACTCTACCATCATTGTATTGGCTTGCACTGTCATCTGCGCCAGTTGGCAAGTAGCTCGAAGGAATACGCAAGCCACGTAGTAATTTGTTTGTAAAATACTTTAAATCGTCAATTTCTCCCAGATTTGTTCCGCCTGGTAGTGTTTCAACCTTACTGCCGCGGCCTTCAGCAGTTTGAGGAAAGAAGTAGTCTTCGTTAATTGATAGCGGGTTGTAACTGCTGTCTATGACTGTTTGGCCACCGCCTGTCTTGGATGGGATTCTTCTTTGATGAATTTCCGTTTTTACACGCTCCACAAACTGCATAGCAAGGTGTGATGGCATGTTGCCCACATCAACGTAGAATACTCTGCGCTCAGGCGCACGTTGGACACGATAGATAATAATCGCATCTTCAAGCAGTTCTTTTTGCTTGTATACTTTGAAAATACTTTCTAGCAAACTGTTGCCAAAAGGAAAGTTTTGGTCTAATCCTTCGCTCATTGACAAGTGAACCACATGTTGTGCATCAACTGCTGTTTCATTTGCTTCGTTGCCAAATCTACTGTTGTTGCTGTCAGGTGTTCTTCCTGTCATATATTTTTGATCAAGTGTTTGATAGCCAGCGCCGCCGCCTGGGCCATATGCTTGATTTGTGTTGATTTTTGTTGCACTCAGTGCTTCAAAGGCAATGTTAATGTCTTTGACAATATACTGTTCTGGACGTTTGCCTTGTGATTCGTTAACAATAATTTTAGTTACATTGGCTGGATCAACATGAAACCACTTTTGTGTTTCTGGATCTCTAATAAAGAACTGATCGCCAAACTTAAACACGTTTCTAATAATTTTAAAGATACGCTTTTCAAATTCTTGTATCTTGCACCACTGTTTAAGATACTGGCCAATTACTTGAACTTCAGTGTTGGTTGGTGCTTTGCTGAATACCAGTTTAAATGGAGTTTGATTTTCTTTGTTTTTCTGCGAACAGAACTCTGCAAGTATGTCAAGAGCAGCATTTACTTCACTGTCGTTGTCCATGGTGTTGTATTGACCATAGCGTTCAATACGGTTTGGTGAACCAACATAAACATCTGGTAAGTGAGAACTGTAGTTTGCTGCTGCTGGACCTACGCCTTGGCCTTTGTTAAAGCTAAAAGGCGAATAGCTACCGCCAACATTCATACTTGTGGCTACTGGAGTAAAGTGTTTCTTCCAACTCATACTGTTAACGCTCCTTTCAAGAAGTCGTTGCTAATTCCGCGAACCCCGCGGTTGGTTTGATTTGTTGCTGCGAGTAATTGCATGGTAGTAGTATTTAACCGATTTATGGCAGCAACCACATCAGACTGACGAGTCATGTTAGCTTCGCCTGCTGGTATAATCTGTTCTCCTCTATGCACAAACTGTAATCCATCTTTTTGTTCAAACGGATTTCCAGTTGCTCTTAATGTGCCAACTCTTTTGTTTGGTAATGCTGCATTTAGTTGTCCTAATAGTTCTAACGCTTCATTAGAAATTGTTCCTTGTTGATTTTGTATTCTCAATTCATCCAATGCTCTGTTTAAATCGCCAACAGATCTATTGTTACTCCACGGATTTTGGGTGTTGCCAGCCCAGAACCCAGTGTCTAAGCCGCTTGCTGCGAATATCTTATTTACTAATTCTTGTCCACCCACTTCATTAACATCTGTTAATCCGTATAATCCAAATTTAGCAAGATCGTCAAAATTAAATAGTCCATCTCCTTGAATGTCCCCTAATATAGTTTCTGCTCCAGCACTATCGGGTGTACCAGTAACTGATGTTCTTTTACCTTCTCCGGTAACAGCTCTTACCGCAGCACTTACTGCTGTGCTAATTAATGTTGGTATCTTTTCATTTATAATATCTAAAATTGAATTTGTCAAGTCTGTGACTAGTGAGGTTAATTTTTGTGTAAACGTTTCACCTGGAGACATACCAAGCCAGTCACGCAGACTGGTTTCTACAGTATCCATTGCATTTGATATAGCATCTGACATTGCTTGTATTACAGTATTGTTCTTCATAAAATCACTAAAGGCAGTGCTTACACTAGAAATTACACCTTGATCAGAAAAAATACTTGAAATTGCATCATTAATTTTTGTAATAAACCCTTGATCGCTTGTTAAGTCTGTGAATATTTTAGTTACTGCATTACTGATGTTTGTTATAAAACCTTGATCGCTTGTTAGGTTTGTAAAAATGTCAGTGACACTTTTTGTTACATCACTTATAAATGTTCCGTCTGCTGTTAGTTTTTCGTATACACCTTTAATACTATCACTGATACTAGTTAAAAAATTACTTGCACCGTCTCCGCTGAATGCATTTGCTATACCGTCTGTGATTTTTTTAAGTATGCCGCCAGCTCGTTGTCCTCTGTTTGGACCTCCAGGTTCACTTTCAATAGGACCTAACAAATAGTCAGCAATAGCATTACCTGCTTCTGTGACTTTCATTTTCAAAAATTCTAAAGGTGTTCCGCCTTCTGCACTAAAGTTATTAAAATCATCTATAAATGCTTGTAACGGTTGAGTAATATTTTCAACAAACCATGTATCAATTGTTGTTGTAAAATTTTTAATGCCTTCGCTTGCATTAGCAAAAGCACCGCTTTCACCTTGTTCGCCAAACAATTGTTTGAATGTCTCAGACAGGCTGTTGCCAATTCTTTTCAAAGATTCAAACGTTTCACTGTTCAAAAATTCCTCTAAGATAAATGATGACAATCTTGATATTGCATCTGAAAATCCTGCAAACAATTCTGTTAGTTTATTACGTTGTTCTTGTTCTTTTTCAGCTGCATCAGGATCAATGTTTGCCATTGCTCTAAAGGCAGGCATCGCATCAAACAGTGCAGCCAAAGGACTACCTTGTGCTCTCAATGCTCTAATCTGTGCTGGATCCATTGCTGCAACAGTATTACCAATAAGAGGACCAAGTTGCTGCATGTTTCTTAGGAATTCAGTATTGCTCATACCTTCCATGTTTCTAATCAAGTTAACCATTTGTTGACCAGCAGCACTTTGACTCAAACCTATTTCTAATTGGCTACCACGCAATCCACTTGCCATGTCCATGATGTCGCCAGTAAAGCCTGGTAAGAAACTTGCAAGACTTGCCATGTTGCGTTCCAGTTGTCCTGCACCGTCAGCACTTGCTCTTGCTTGCAATGCCTGGAATGCTGCACTGTTTTGCAACTCGCTGGTTTGATTCAATAATTCTTGTCTGTTTTTGCCTGTTGCTTTTGCAAGCAAGTCAATTTCTTTTAGATAGTTTGCACTGCCTTCAATTAACTCTGCATTGCTCATGCGTTGCAATAATCCTTGGCGTTGCATGTTGTTTGAATAAGACAGAAAGCCTTCGTTGATATCTTGAGCAGTAAATCCTAATTGTAAAAGTCTTTGACCAAGATCACTTTGACGGATACCTTTTGATATTTCTGAGAAACGTTTTGCACCGTCTGTGACTGTGCCGCCTAGCATCCTTAACACTTCACTGTTGCCAGATATAGTTTCGTAAAACTGTGTCATAGCCATGCCACTGGTTGCAGCAACTTTGTTCATTTCAAAAATACTGTTGCTGAATCCTGCACCAACTTGGCTTAGTTCTCTAAATTGA